GCTAAACTTTGTCCAGCCATCGCCGTAAATTCTGCAAGTTCAACCTTGAATCCTTCAGGGACATTGGTCAATTCTCTCATCGCTTCTGCTGCGTTTGCCGCCGCATCAGCTTGATCCCAAGTGAGATTTATAAGATTTTGTATTGCAGTATCAAAAGCGCTAATATCCATATAAGCAAGACCAGCATTAAACCAGTTAGCGACCGTAGCAAGTGCATTCCAAGCATAAGCGAATACTTTTGCAACATTCAATGCCATTATTCCTACTTGCTTAAAAGCAGGGAATAAGGATTGCAAGACTGGAATCAGAGCTTGACCGAAAATTTGCCCTGCGTAAGCGACAGGATAAAGGAGTGTCTTAAATGTTGGTCCCAAGGTTGAATTAAGGGACCTTAAGAATGCATCCATTGGTTTCAGCTGGTCATATATGTCTGTAAACACAACAAACCAGAAACTGAGAGGATCTGATAATTCAGAAAATTCCTTTAAGAACCCAAAAGCAGATTCTAATGCGCTTCCAAACTCACTAATATATGGGATTATCTCTACTGCCGCATCTATAATGTCCTCTATAAACTTACCCTGATCCGTTACTGCTTCTTTTATTGCAGATGAGATATCGTTATAAACTTTAGCTATTTTTTGAAATCCGCCGGGGAGTTTATTAAGGATATTACCCAAATTAAAAACCGTTCCGCTAGTCTGTTTTACCTTGTCATTTAAGTTATCAAGTGACAGCTTTAAGTTGAATATTGACTCTCCGGCATCGTTAATATGGTAAGCTAAGTCTAACACAGATGATGTAAAATCAGTTGTCTCTGGTTCTAAACCAACTGTACTGAAATCAATCTTAGGAGGAGTTATAAGGTTATCTGAGGGTGGATTAATATTGGATAACGTAAGCGACAATTGCTCTGCCCTTTCTCCAGTTATTTTAAGCAAATATACAAGTCCCGGGAAAGCTTGATTTGCACCATCGACGGCTACTTTAAAATCTCCCATCCCATAGACAAGTCTTTCTAACGGATCTTCAGTGTCATATATAGCTTTTAAAAAGTCTCCCTGCCCATAAGTAACCCTGTCTAGCGCTGGATACATTTGGTTTATTAGACGATAAAAATCTCCAACGCCCAAAGTATCAAGTTTAGGTTGGTCCTCTATTTGACGTATTGCAAATAAGAAATCACCTGCGCCCTGAGTTACATTTGTGATAGAAGGGTAAAGGAGCTCTGCCTGTTTATATAAATCTCCCATACCAACAGAAACGGTTTTTACTGGATCTTCACTATTACGTATTGCATCCCTAAAATCCCCGAAACCTTGCGTAATGTTCACAATTGCAGGGTATAACTTCTCTGCTGCCAAGTATAAATCCCCAAAGCCAACTGTAATCTGTTTTACTGGATCTTCAGAATCACGAATTGAATTGCGGAAATCTCCGAAACCTTTCGTTACATTAACTATTGCGGGATAAAGTTTATCAACCTCTACATATAAATCACCAAAACCAACGACAATTTGTTTAATCGGGTCTTCTGAATCACGAACTGTGTTACGGAAATCTCCAAAGCCCTGCGTTATTTTTGCTATTTCGGGATAAAGCTTATTAGCTTCTGTATACAGATCTCCGAAACCTACTACAACCATTTTTACTGGATCTTCAGAATCACGAATTGATTTTCTGAAATCCCCGAAACCTTGCGTTACGTTAATTATTTCTGGATAAAGCTTATTAGCTTCTGCATATAGATCACCAAAACCAATAGTAACATTCTTAACAGGATCTTCACTATCACGTATCGCCTTTCTGAAATCTCCGAAACCTTGTACCACATTTATTATTTCGGGATAAAGAATACTAGCTTCTATATATAAATCCCCTATACCAACTGTAATTTGCTTAACAGGATCTTCGCTATTACGAATTACATTACGAAAATCACCGAAACCTTGTGTTATGCTTGCTATTTGGGGATAAAGCTTCTCAGCTTCCACATATAAATCTCCGAAACCAGCTACAATTTGCATAATCGGGTCATCGACATCACGTATTGATTTTCGAAAATCTCCAAAACCCTGTGTTATATCTGCTACAACTGGATATAACTTCTCAGCTTCTACATATAAATCGCCAAAGCCAATGACAATACGTTTTATTGGATCCTCAGAATTTCTAACCGCATTACGAAAGTCTCCGAAGCCTTTCGTTACATTTGTAATCTCAGGATATAACTTATTCGCCTCTACATACAGGTCTCCCATACCAATAGTTAATTGCTTTATGGCATCTTCTGAATCACGAACTGCGTTACGGAAATCTCCAAAACCTTGCGTTATTTTTGCTATTTCGGGATGAAGTCTATCGGCTTCTACATACAAATCGCCAAAACCAATGGTAGTTTGTTTAACGGGATCTTCAGAATTACGTATTGCATTGCGAAAATCCCCGAAACCTTGCGTTATATTAATTATTGCGGGATAAAGTTTGTTAGCTGCTACATACAAATCTCCAAAACCTATTTTAATCTGTCTAATTGGATCTTCTGAATTACGAATTGCATTTCTGAAGTCTCCGAAGCCCTGCGTTATATTAATTATTTCGGGATAAAGTTTGTCAGCTTCTACATATAGATCACCAAAGCCAATTGTAACTTGCTTGACTGGATCTTCTGAATTACGAACAGCATTACGGAGGTCACCAAAACCTTGCGCTATATTTGCAATTTTGGGATACAACTTGTCCGCTTCTACATACAGATTGCCAAAACCAACGGTAGTTTGCTTAACGGGATCTTCAGAATTACGAATCACATTGCGGAGATCTCCAAAACCTTGTGTTACATTGGTAATTGCGGGATATAACTTGTCCGCTTCTACATACAGATTGCCAAAACCAATGACAGTTTGTTTAATTGGATCTTCGGAACTACGAATTGTGTTACGGAGATCGCCAAAACCACCTGTTACATTGGTAATTACTGGATATAACTTATTAGCTTCTGCATACAGATTACCAAAACCGGTAACGTTCTGTTTAACGGGATCTTCGGAATCACGAACTGCATTGCGAAGGTTTCCAAAACCCTGTGTTACATTTACAATTTTGGGATATAACCTATCAGCTTCTACATATAAGTCGCCAAAGCAAGCAGTAAGGTAAGCGACAGGATCGTTAGTACCAGATATTAGTTTTCCAAAATCTTCCTTTCCAAAAGTAGCTTTACTTAAATTTTGCGCTGATTCTTTTGTTTTTTTGATATTATCAATTAAATCAGGAGCTTTGTTACCTTTAAGAATAGACTCTTGAGTAGTTTCGCTCGCTTTTAGATATGATGCCTGAAAGTTTTTAGCTATCTCTTGGGCGCTACCAGCAATATCTGGAATCTCCTTGTTGGATGTGGCATAAAACTCGTTAAAGTATCTTTTTAGGTTTGGACCGTGATCTGTTGGTGAGGGGACAGGAGTTTTTATGCTCTCAGTGTTGTTAGTGTCCGACTTAAATATTTTATTCCATATAGAACTAACAGCATCCCACGCCTTCTTAACCACATTTATTGAATCGAGCCACTTTTTTATACTATTGACAATTCCATCTACAAAGTTTCTAAATTTTTCATTATGTTTATATAATTCTACCAACGCCGCTACAAGTGCACCAATCAGAACAATAATCCCTACTGGTGGTGTTGATAATACTGGGACTAATGCCGAGATGGCTGTTTTCATTGCTCCGAACGTGGGCACAATATCCTTTATTGTGCCAGGTAAAGAACCACTCACTTTAATTAAATCGGCAACTAGCTCAGACATTCTGCCGACACTTGAGAGTACAGGTCCACTTGCAGTTACAAATCCTCCAAAAGCAATTGCTATGTTCTGTATAGGAGCGGGGAGCTTGGAGAATTTATCTACTAACGCAGCGACTTTTTCTATCAGTGGAGCAACAGCTTGGAGAATACGGGAAAATGACGGAAGTAAAGATTCACCAACTTTTTGCATTAATACTTCTATTTGTTCCCTAAATTTCCCCCATTCATAACCAGTTTTATTTACTCCCTCAGCTTGTTCTCTAAACGCTTCAGTAGTCGCACCGCTCACATTATACATTTGTTTTGTCTTTTCCGTAAAAGCATCAGCCTGTGGACCAGTAAGGGCTAAAACGGCGTTTAACGCTTCTACTTGTCCAAACATATTTGACAATGATGCTGTATTTCCACCCGCCTGATCCGCTACAGCTTTGAGAGCACCCTGAAAACCTAAAGTTTGCACAATCGCTGGACCAAAACCAGATACTATATTTTCTATTTCCTTTTCGGTATTCTTTATCGCTTCCTTATACTCACTAATTTTAGCAGTATCGTGAGCCCTTTGAGCCTCTTCTAGTTTAACTGTATATGAAGATAATTCCTTTTGAGCAGCATTATATTGATTTACTAGGTCACCAGTAAGTTTACCCTGTTGTATCAATNGTTCGGCTATGTTTTTAAGTGCAGACACCATTTCAGCACTAGGATCCAAAAATGCTTGGTAGGTAGCACGTAATGCAGTAGCTACTTCACTAGTATCACCAATAACTCCAGTAAGGGTTGCCATAGCTCCCCAGAGTTCTTCCTGTTTTACTTTTAAAGATGCAGCCATTGGTATGACCTTTCCCATNGAACCAGCAAGTTCACCGAANGTAGTTACNCCTAACTTGACGGTTTCAAACGCAAGGTCAGATACTTTTTGTGCGTCTGTCAATTCGAGNCCATATCCTTTAATAGTGGTNGTTAAGAGATCTACCGCTTCTTTTGTGGATGATAACCCAGCCACGGATGCTTTTGATGCGACAGTAAGTAATTCTTCGGTATGCGCAGTATCCCCGAAGGCGGAGATAACTTGATATAAAGAATTAGCCAAATCCTCTGTTGACTTGCCGGTTTCAGTCGCCAAGGATTGGACAGTCTCTTTTAATTGTTTTATTCTTTCTTCGTTTCCAGGTATAAGTGTCGCTACATTCGCCATAGCCTCATTAAATTTATTTGCCATTGTTATGGCAGCAGTAGCTATGCCAGCAAGAGGGAGTGACACTCCGACAGAAAGCTTATCACCAAGATCCTTAGCTTGTTTTCCAAAGGATTCCATATGTCCTGCAACATCTTTAAAGGAGGTGGTAGTTTTCTGTGCCTCTTCAGACATACCTGTTAACTTATCACGAGCTTCTTGTATTCCGCTAACGAATTCCTTTGCTTCTAAAACAAGTCTTGTTACAATTGACCCTACTTCCATTTAATACATACCACCTCCTCTAAAACTTGGTTTTGGCCCTGAACGCCTCTTGCTGGCCCTCTCTTCTTCTTTTGCCTTTATTTCCAGATATTTCATCCATTCGCTCAATTCATATGAAGAGATTTTCCCGAGCAATTCAGCTACGGTCATTCCGAGTTTTTCGGCGAGCATAAAATAAAAGAATCGCTCGGGATTATTTCTTAGTTTTTTTCTATCGTCTCTTCTGACTTCTTAGACAATCCAGACATTTCTGCAATAACATTATAAAGAGTGTCTAACGCTATAGAAGATTTCTCCATAAGCTGATCTCTGTCCGATTCCTCAAACAGCTTTTCCTTAGTTTCTGGATCATAACACGCAGCTATAATTGCTTCAGAATGCATCTTCTCAAAATTAATGTTTCCTTTAGCATCTACTGCGTTTTGCATAATCTTGTCTCTCTGTCTACCATTCAGTTCTCTTACTAATATCTTTACCCCCCATTTGGGGACATCAACTATTTGTTCCTGAATATCCTCAATGTTTAAAATCTTTTCTCTGAGACTCATCTTTCCTCCTTGCACAACTTTTAAATTTGTTTTTTTATCCATAATAGACGTTACCATCCACAATAAAATCTAGCGGTTCTTCTACCAATCCGTCAGCCGCAGCTTTGACAGCATCTTTTGTAAAATATCCGTAGAATTGATATTTTTTAGAACTATCAGTCTGTAATTCAAACCCCATTAAACTACCCATTTGCGATAGAAAAGATCCGTCATTCCAAAAGTGCGTTATACTACCAGAAGACCCCATCCTAGTTACCACAAAAGACTTCCACTGTGAACCAAAAGTAGTAGCATCTTCTGTGTCACTGTCAATGTCAAGTGTCCATTCCTTACCATCTCCAATCTGCGACACCGGTATATAATATCCCGAAACGGTTATTGTATCTGTCGGGGCATTAGCAGTAGAAAACACAACCTTTCCTCCTGGATATTGAATCGTAAAGCCAGACGAAATTACGCTTCCGTTTTTCTTTACCGTAACAGCATAAGCTCTACTCCAAAACCTCTTTGCCGAGTTTGTGATGGTATATGTTTTATTATCACCAGCATTTGTCATTGCCTCGTCAGTAAAAGAGACGGGAGTTCCACTTGCTAAATATACATTTGCTCCATATCCTGCATAAACGGCCATATTAAATCACCACCTTAAGTGGCACTATAAGTCAATGCGCCAGTACCCTGGAAATCAAAACTTACTTCTACCACACCCTCTACAGATGCTTTTGGAGAGATTTTTGTTATTAATGCCGTCCCACTATAGTTTTTAGTTCCATCGACATAAAGCTTTAGTGTTACTGTTGTTCCACCAAGCAATGCATCCTGCATAGCCTTCTGCCCTTGAGTGTCGGTCATATCCCACCTTCCACTGCAGGAACCAGACCACTCTTTAAGTGTTCCAATGAACTCTTTCCACTGATCACCAAAAGACTCGGNCCCCTCTGTATTCAATGTAACATCCAAACTCCACTCTCCAATCTCAGCAACAGTTGTGGTTCCAACTTTTACGGCTCCACCATATCCTACATACACTGCCATCCTTAAATCACCCTCCTATCGAAATGTTGAAAATAAAAGATTAATACTAATCTCATCTCTGTCTTTCTCGTCTCTTCCTATCGGTATCGGCAAAGATTCTGCGTGGCTTTCTTTTATGTAGAAAGCTCCAAGATTATAAAGGGATTTTCTATTAAACAAATCGTAAAGCTGATATGCCTTATCAATAAGATTTTCATAATTAGTCCCACGCAAAATCAACTGAACACCAATTACATCATATTTATTAGTAGAATCGCCAGTAACTTTGACAAAATCATCAGTTACATATCCTCCCCTATCTAACACGGCTATGAGTTCGTCAGGACTGTCAGGTTCAAAACTCAAAAAGATATCTGTTCCCAGAGTTCCGTATCCTTGAGTCTGCAAATATTGCCCAACCTCTTTAATAAAGACACTCACTTTAACGATCCCCCGATAAAAGTTTTAAGGATATCTTTATATTTCTCTGCGTATTTCATTAGCGGTCTTTCAAGATACTTTCTGCCGACAGGTTCTCCGTCATACCCAGGCGCTTTAGAAGAAGTCGGACCAAGTTTGTAATATGCCTCGTGCATTCTAATGGCATATGGCGTAGAGAAGGATACGGTTACCGTTATTTTGCCTTCTTCTTCCTCTGGATCACTTACCTGCATAGAAGCACGCAAGTCTCCCGTCCTAACTGGGGCTAAATTGACTGCCGCATTACCAAGATGTCCTCCGCACTGCCACAACGCCTTCTTGGCAGAATCTATCATTTCCTTCCCAAGTTTTTCTATGTTCTCTGACACCGTTGTTACCCCTTTAATCTCTATATTTACAGCCATACTATCCTATACACCTCTTCTCCATCGAGAGACATACAAGACTCAACNNTCAGAACCATATAGTCCTTGCCATTTAAGGTTATCCTGTCATCTATATTTACTAAATCTTTTACAAAAAGCCTAGCTACAGATACTACTTGCTCTCCAGTTTTACTCCTGATAAGTCTATTCTGTTCCTCTACTCTTGCAGAAATGGTAGATTGTGACAGAGAAGGTTTTCCGTATGCATCTATACCGACAGCCCTTTTCCATATAACCCGTTGATTGAGATAGTTATCTATCATCTTATATACACACCACCAACGATGTATTTACTAAGCATTTTATAAGCCGAGAGAGAGATGGATTTATAAGTCCCGCTGTAATGTTCTGTCAGATTGCCGATAGTAATAGAATCAACACCTTCCTCCTGAAGTTGCTTTCTCTGTGAGTTCTGCAACAGAGATAATGCTTCTTCACAAGTCGCATTTTTTACTTCTTGCGGAATGTCCTGATCAGTAACTAAGACAAGACCACCATCTTTATAGACAGCATATGTTCTCGGAAAAGAAAGATTCTGTGTATCACTTGCTTTTGCACCACGAAAAGGAAGCACATCTATATTCCGTGTCGCCTGCTTAAGAGCCTTCTCTTTATCTGTATCAGTTGCACCAACCCAGGCTTCGGCGTGTAGCCTAGAATTGAAATAATTATTTGCCTCCTCAAGACTTACATAACTATCTACCCCAACGGTTATACTCATTTACCCCTCCAAGAACAAAAGGACGGGANANTNTCCCGTCCTTTGTAATATATTACTAGTCAACAAGCCTGACTGCTAGATTAGGATCTAAAGTCTTGACACCGCAGAGGATATCGAGAGAGATTATATCCTTCTTGGCGTTTATATCATAGTCATACACAGCCCTTACTGCAAGCCCATTATAATTAATAACCTCTGCATTTGCCGCACCAAGTGGAAGTGCAAGGGGCCTTGTCACAAATGCGAAGGCATTTTTGTGGAATGCAAGGTTTGCATAGTGGTTACTCACTATAGTCACGGCTTTGCTTGTAACAGACGCCTGCAACGCAGGATATATTGGAATGGTTATACTATTAGATGCGGCAGTGCAGTCAGCGGTAACAACATACTGCCCTGGTGTATCCGCTATTGTGAGGAGAGAACCCTTTTTGAGAGTTCCAGAACAAGCAGTAGCAGATGCGGTCACAGATGTGGCTCCAGCACTAGCACTTGCCACAGTCAAGGTTCCAGATGTTACCGCAAAAGTTCCGTTATTATGAGATACAACATTTTGGTCCATATACCCTTCAAGATTTAATACTTTTCCCATACTCGCATTTCTGAGAGCATCTGTAGAACCACTTTTATCTGCGTGTAGGAAAGCATCCAACACTATGTATTTAGCGTAGGTAAATGGGGACATAACAATTACTCTGGAATCCAGCGGAGCTTTCTGACTGTCCAAAAGCGCACCAACATTCGCTATGTCTGCAGTACTGACATTTGGACTAGATTTTATAACAAAACTGGGGATATCAACATACCTCTCAAGAATAAGGGCGTCAATTTTCTGTGCTATCGCACGCATTGCAGGTTGTATAAATTGTTCAGAAAAATCATTCAGGGAAAGTGTCAATTCCTTAGAAGTTACAGCAAAAGATACATCCAGATGTTTATCAAGTGTCACTGCAACGTAACCTTCTACTGCATCCTGAACATTTATACTTGTTGTAAACTCGTTAGCCTGAAAAGTAGCAGGTCTTCTAGCACTTACAGTATCTCCAACCTTTGCAAATTCATTAGAATAATCTCTATAGACCAGATTCGCCATTACTAAATTGTTCTCTAACGCCATTAACGCTTCCCTAGCAACTATACTAGGAGTAATAAGGGTATTAGCCATTTAACATCAACCTCCTGATTTCCTATATTTTATATACTCTTCCATACTCAGCTTCCCAAGTTTTTCTAGGTCAGGAGTAAGACCTACAGCACTGGCAGGATTGCTACCGGCTCCTATCTGAGACGGCTTTGGAGTTCCCAGTATTTTTTTTAACTCCTCCGCATCCTGCCTGATTTCCTCCTCATTTGTTCCAAAAATCCTCTTCGCCCAAGCCTTCGGCAGACCCATTTCGTCCAGAATTCGAATCTTCAGAAGTTCAATGCGCAACTCTTCAGCTTCTCTCTCTTTATCGAGCAAAGATCTCTCATATTCAGAGAGTTTTTGCAACATCTTTTCCTGTTCCGTCATTTCTGCTTCTTTTATCTTTTTGTATTCATCAGCTATCTTCTTGAGCTCAGAGTAATCCTTATATTTCTCCCTCTCACGCTTTAACCTCTCTTCTATAATCTTATTCAACTCTTCTTGCGTGAAAGTTTTTGTTTCTGCCACTGGCTGTGTCCCAGCAACCTCCGTGCCAGTGTTGGCGGGGGTTTCGGTATTTAAGTTTTGATTTTCTGTATTAACTTCCTCGGTCATAACTTTTTCTACACTATCCATTCATTTAGCCTCCTATCCGTTTTAACCGCTTAACGTTGCGTTACTACGCAC